TTTGACCTTGAGCCATTCAACACCACAGTGTACGATGCACCCAACAGTCACTACAAGTATGATGTCAAGGTAGGTGAAGAGTACCTAACCACTACCTCATACACATCGGCCTTAACTCAGTACACCACTTCACCCTATGCAGGGAGGGTACAGATAAACGTAGCTAACACCTTTGCAGTGGGTGACCAGATAGTCATCACTCAGACAGGACTAGGTGCAGTCAATCCAAACCTTGAGGGATTGTTCAGTGTGCTTGTGGCTACCCCTACATACATCGTAGTTAATAGCCTATGGTCTCAGATAGTTAACGTGAACAAGGATGGTGACATCACCTATGCAGATGGGAGGAGAACCATTACAAGAGACATAGCTACTAAGCTAAACATGTATGTGTTCAATGGTGCTATCCCTTGGACTCAATGGCCTAGCTACAATCACCTTGACTACTTTCTCAATTCACCATCAGATAAGTTTCTTACTACACTACCTGCTCAGGAGTTCTATGCTACCTTGTCTCAGGACTTGTGGATGAACGCAGTCTATGGAGGACCAGGACCAGGTACACACAAGATTATATTCACCAATGATGCTGCCGAGATATTTGAAAAGAACGTATCAGCCACTGACCACGTAACAGGTAACGCTGTAGGTCCGAACAACTCAGGCACCTTGACTGTGGTATCAGGTGCATTGCCATTGATTAAGCCTACCACTCAATGGTATGAGTTCTACTATGAGCACAATAGCAATCAGGTCACACAGCCCTACCGAGTGAACATAGATCGTAGAGTACAAAGCCAAGAGTACAGCATTATATTCCTGGACCGCTTTGGTTCATGGGGTAGCTTTGCATTCACAGGCAGATACTATGAGAATGGTAACGTGACACGTGAGCAGTACAATCAAGATGTAGCAGGATACATTGACTCAAGTGAGTGGACCTATGACCTCACAGATAGAGGATACATCAACAGCTATGTGAGTGTAGAGAACACCATCGACTTGAATACCAATTGGATGAATGAGCAGATGGCACAGTACTTCACTGAGCTTGTAAGTTCACCTTACACCTACTTCAAGATTAGTAACTATGATGAGAGCTGTGATGTACCTGCAAGCACTGAGTATGTGAGCTGTAACATTGTGACCTCTACCTTTGAGAAATTCAAGCAACGGAATAAGAACCTAATTAAGCAGAGCATTACTATTAAGCTTGCTAACAACGACATGGTGAATGGTTAAGATACAACTAGCTACAGGCTACCTTGAGGTAAAGGAGGGTACATCATTCCCCTTGAACTTTCAGGTAGGAGACATCAGGGATATATCACAGAGAAAGGGTAACTTCTCCAAGACTATCACATTGGTAGGCAGTAAGAATAACAACGACCTGCTGAACCATTACTATGATGTCAACATCATTGCAGGTACATTCAATGTCAATGCCTTGACTACCTGTTCAGTTATCCAGGATGGTATTCCTGTCATGGAGGATGCAAGCCTACAGCTTACCTCAGTTAAGAAAGTACAACTCACTGATGGGTATGAGGAGCACGTTGAGTATGAGGTATTGGTCAAGGATAACAAGGCTGACTTCTTTACAGCCATTAATAACCTTGAGCTTACCGATATAGACTTCAGTGACCTCAACCATACCTACGATGCATTCAATGTAGTGAACAGGTTTAACAACACTGAGGTAGATGGCTTCAAGTACTTCCTCCCAGGTAGTGGTGATGCGTTCTACAGCACACAGGAATTCAAGCCTGCTATCTTTGCTAAGACTTACCTAGACCGTATCTTTGCAGACTCAGGCTTTCAGTACAATTGGCCTACGTTGATTGATGACCGCTTTGACAGGTTGATCATTCCATACAATGAAGATACTGATAACTTTGACTATGCTGACTACACGGTCAAGGCAACAGCAGGACCAAGTACCTACACCGGTACATTCTTTGCAGGTGCTGCTGAATTTCAGAACCCTCAGACACTAACAGCATGGACTGAGACTGAGGACCCTCAGAACATCTACAACCCTGTGACAGGTGTGTATAGTACACCATTCAATATCAGCTCAGCGAATGCTCAGCAGTATGACTACAGTGTAACTATAAGCTATGAGCTAAGGCTAGTTAACACATCAGGGGTAACGTTGTATGCAGGAATGGCAGGTATATCTGCTCCTGTATTCTTTCAGCCTCAGCTAGTATTGACTCAGAATGGTGTGGTATGTTTCACTACTAACCTATACACGAACCCTGCACCATTGAATGGTAACCCAATAGTTACCTATGGGGTGCAAACTCCTACAACATTGGCCAATGGTACCACTACTATCTTAGCTCAGACTGTAGTGACTAACATGGCATTGACTGCTCAGAACTTACCACAGCTATCTCAAGGTAGGCTAGCAATCAAGGTGCCAAGGATAGCAACACCTGTAACAAACGCATCAGCTCCAATGTGGAGGACAGGCTCAGCATCAGGACCAGTGTGTGCATCAGGTCAGATTAAGATACAGGCAGTGATCACTAGCATTAACATCAGCATCACCCCTAGCAATAACATTGTGGCTATTGGTGGAACCATTGATGTGAATGACTATGTGCCTAGTAAGATTAAGCAGAGTGACTACATCAAAGCTATCTTCAACATGTACAACCTATATGCTGAGGTAGACAAGTCACAGCCTAACCTGCTCAACCTCATCCACAGGGATGACTACTATGATGCAGGCAAAGAGGTAGATTGGACATTGAAGCTAGCCAAGGATAGAGAGCAGTCACTGTCATTCCTCCCTGAGCTCACAAGTAAGAAAGTTATCCTAACATATAGCCCTGATAAGGACAGCCCTAACCAAACCTATACGGATGCAACCAATCAGATATACGGACAGGCAGAGGTAGTCTTTGATAACGAGTATGTCAAGGACATCACTACACAGGCTATATTGTTTGGACCTACTCCAATCATCAAGACACCCTTTGGTGCATACGTTCCAATGATTGCAGGGCAGGCACCTAAGACTAACCTACGCATCCTGTATGACAGCACAGCGGATATAGGATTGAGCACCTGCTCCCCATTCCACATCTATGACTATGGTACTACAGGTATGCAAGGTGTTACTACCTATCCATACGTTGGTCACTTTGACAATCCGTTGACCCCTACCTTTGACATCAACTTTGCTACCTGTGCATTCTACTACTACTCCCCTTTAAGCCTAACCGATAACAACCTATATAACAGGTATTGGAGGAGGACCATGGGGCAGATTAACAACGGTAAGATGTTGAGTGCATTCTTTAATCTGAAAGAGAATGACATCCAAGCCTTGGAGCTCAATGATAAGATACGCATTGATAACTCATGGTGGAACATTAACAGGGTCATAGACTACAATGCCAATGGCAATCAGCTCACACAGGTAGAGCTTATCAGTATTGACAATGAAGTGGACTTCATGCCATTTGTTAACCCTTGGGGTATAGCAGGTACAACACCAGGTGTAGGGCTTCCAAACATCTCAGCCATTCAGCAGGTAGGCAACCACACCATAGTGAAGACCAAGAGCATGAACAGCAATGTTCTGAATGGTGGTGGTATATCGGGTGAGGTGGTGAACAGGGGTAACATTGTACCGGGTGGACTTAGAGTCATGGTAGCCACTGAGGGATACAGTGTTGAGGATGATGGCATAGTCACTGATAACCTAGTGGTGAGGGGCCGTATGAACGGCATACCTGTTGACCCTCCGTACTACAAGTACACAGCAGTGTTAAACCAAACAGGAACAGCTGACCCTACTGCAGATGTAAAAGAGGGTAGCTTTGGAGAGATACTATGGGTACGGAATAACCCAGGAGAGTATTTAGGTTTCATACAAAATTGGGAGCTAGGTGCTATCCTAGGCAGTGAGCTAACGGTAATGATTAACAACGTAACATTTGACGGGGTGATCAGTGCTCAGTACACGCCAACAAATAATACTATAGATGTATATACCACACAGATAGGGGTAGGCTTTGTAGATAACTACCTAATTAACACTACTATTGAAATAAGATATTACAAGCCATAACATGAATGAAGTAGAAATACCATTAAAGATAGGTGGCATTGCTGCCATCAAGGCAGAACTCAGAGACCTACAAGGTCAGATAGCTAATGCTACTGACTCTGATAGCATGCTCAAACTTGCACAGCGTGCAGGTGAACTTAAGGACCAAATAAAAGATGCCAATGAACAGGTAGCTGTCTTTGCTACAGGCTCCAAGTTTGAGGCAGTATCTAACAGCTTTGGTGCTATCAAGGGTGACCTTATGAGCTTAGACTTTGAGGGTGCATCTCAGAAAGCTGCAGTCTTTGCTAAGACAATGGGTAACATCAAGCCTGATGATATTAGCAAGGCATTCAAAGGATTGACAAGTACTATAGGCTCAATTGGTAAAGCATTTTTATCATTAGGTCAGACCCTATTAGCTAACCCCATCTATCTTATTGCTGCAGTCATTGCAGGAGTTATTGCCATCACTGTGATGTTAGCGGATAAGCTAGGATACCTTGACCAGGCAGCAGAGGCAGCAGGCATTGTGTTTGATGCATTGATTGAAACTATTAAGGAATTTGGTGCGAGCTTAGGTATAGCTGCTGCAGAGTCTGAGGAATTTGTTGCTATGCAAGAGGCTAACACTGCAGCCAATGAGGCAGTAGAGAAGAGTACTGCTGATGTATTGCTAGTAACTAATGAGGTAGCTACAGCATTTGACTTGGCTAAGCAAGGAGTGATTTCTAAGGAGGAGGCACTTGCTACGTACAACGCTAAGCTAGGTGATACCTTTGGTGCAGCCAGTACATTAGCTGAAGCTGAAAGATTGTATGTATCTAAGACTGAGGCATACATTCAGGCTACTATGGCAAGAGCTCGAGCTGAGGTGTTTGCTAAGAAAGCAGCAGAGGCAGATGCTAAGGCAATCACAGCAAAGACTAAAGACCAAACAACTTCAGCAGACAAGTTGACTTCATGGATGAAAAAGAACAGGGTAGCTACTGAAGTCTTTGGTGGAGTATATGACATCATAGATAAGAAAGTTGGTGACTTAGGAGATACAATAGAAAACAAGCAGAAAAAAAGAATAAAAGAGGAGGAGAAGAGACAAAACAAGATATCTGAGATGTTTCAAAAAGAGGCTGAAGAGTCAATTAAGACAGCACTCAAGCTAGAGAAAGATAACGAGATAACAAACAAATCACAGCAAAAGAAAACAGGTACTCATAAGAAAGAAAGTGAAGCTAGGATAAAAGCAGCACAGGCTGAAGCTAAGAGGCTTGCTGATATTGCTAACAAGGAGAATGAGGAAAGGATAAAAAGAGAAGATGCACAGTTTGAACTCATGAATAAGCTGACCATGTCACAGGCTGAGTATGACAAGCAGAAACTTACTGAGGAGTTTGACAAGCAGATGGAGATAGCGAATGGGAATGCTGAACTTGAAAAGCTACTACTTGATAAACTTGGAAAGGACAAGGCAGCCATTGACCAGAAGTATGCAGATGAGGCAGCTAAGAAAGTAAAAGAAGATGCTGATAAGTTAGCAGTGGCTAAGAAAGCTGCAGATGATTTAATCTTTAACCTAAACGCTACACAGCAAGAGAAAGATATTAGATCTCTTGAGGAAAAACTTGAGGCAGATAGAAAGGTCATAGGTGACAATGCATCTGCACAGCTACAGCTTACTGCTAAGTTTGAAGAGGATAAGAAAGCTATTGAGAAAAAGTATGCACTTGAGAGGATAGAGAACGCACAAAAAGAAAGGGATGCTAAGCTAGCTTTTGCTCAGCAGATAGTATCAGGAGTTAGTGAGGTAGGTGGTATGCTTATCAAGGACCAAAAGAAACTAGAGAAGTTCAACAAGGCATCGGCATTGATACAGATAGGTATTGACACAGCAAAGGCTATCTCTGCTCTAGTTGCTGCATCACAAGCTAACCCATTGAATGCTCCTACTGCAGGTCTTGCAGGTGTGGCTCAGTTTGCTAGTGGTATCATTCAGATTGCTACCAACATTGCTAAGGCAAAGCAGATACTTACATCAGGAGGTAGCGGTACCCCATCAGGTGGTGGTGGTGGTGGTAGCTCAGAGGCTAGCAGTACTAACGTAGCACAACAGGTACCACAGGCGGCACAGCTGTTTGGTTCAGCTAATGCTGGAGGTACAATGAGTGCAGGTGGCACATCTAACGAGAGCTCTATGACCGTGACTGCTATAGTATCTGAGACACAGGTCACCAACGTACAGAACAAGATTAATAAGATTAACAAAAACGCTGAATTATAATGAACTCACTACAAGCAATCATCAATCACATTGAGCTGTTCTATACGAACCACAAGCAGGTTAAGAAAGTAGGCAGTGACTTCAAGGAACAGCTGTTTAACTTTGCTACCAAGGATGAGAAGTATCCTATTGTGTTCGTGGTTCCTGTAGCAGTTAACCCTACTGAGAACACAAGTGAGTTTAACTTTGACATCTACTGCTTTGACATCATCCAAAAAGATAGGGCTAACATCATAACTATCCTAAGTGATACACAGCAGATACTCAATGACCTGTATGTTTACTACATGGATAGCAATGACTACAGCTTTGACGTGGTAGGGCTACCATCATTCCAGGCATTGAACAATGATCTACTTGACTACGCTGCAGGCTATGTCATGAACATCACACTGACAGTGAATGATTGGACTGATTGTGCTGTACCACTCTAAACATTTTGGAGGCTTAAAGTAATATAGGTATGAGCACAACTAATTGGTGGGGGGATTGGAGACCTAACCTGCCTGCACATACCGGTGACCTACAGCCTACTGACTTAATAGAGTGCACCTCTATTGTTGGTGGTGTACCTGTCAACACAGCTATTACCGGGGCACAGATTATTGCAGCATCAGGTGGTGGGGGTAGTGCATCCTGGGGAGGTATCACAGGAACGCTATCAGCTCAGACTGATTTGCAAACTGCATTGAATGCTAAGCAGGATACTCTAGTATCAGGCACTAACATAAAGACAGTGAATGGCAACTCATTGCTAGGTAGTGGTAATGTTAGCATTAATGGAATAACAAGTATAGGTAGTTCAGTAGGAGCTACTGTATCCGGAACTACAACAGGTACTATTTCGGGTTCTGTATTAATACCTGCAGGTACAATATCGGAAGGTCAAAATTTAATGATTAGAGCAAAAATCAGAAAGATATCAGGAACGGGTACATGTATAGCTCGTTTAGGTATTAATACAAGCAATACCATAACAGGTTCACTACAAATAGGGCAGTCACCTACTTTATCAAACAACACTTTTACACACATCATGCGTGACCCCCATTATAGCACATCAGTTTTATATACCATCCCTGTAAGTGCAGCTAATTTTCACGACTATACATCGCAAACTACAGCGGCAATAACCTTTAATCCTGCAGTGGATAATTATTTATTTGTAGCATTATATAACTCAACAACGCTAGATGTAACTAAGACGTTAAAATTAAGTGTTCTAAAGTATGATTAAATTTAATTACAACGACATAGAGTACACCATCACAGGACCCATTGAAGTGCTTAGTGATACTCAGATAAATGTAGAAACGGATAAGGGTACCATTCTAGTAGATGATACAATGGATATATATAAAGAATTAATCAATGGCTAGATACGCAAACACAGGGGAGTTTAATGTGCTATATCCTACTAGGAGAAAGATGGCTACAATACTCAAGAGAATACTTAGGAATGACATTGTAGATGGTGAGGGTACACTTGTAGAAAGTATCCGTATCAATGCTAAGATTACAGGCTTCCAAAAATTGGAGATACAGATAGTAGCCATGTACTACTTTATCTTTCTTAACAATGGTGCGTTTCTTTGGAATGGTGGAGTGATCACCCCTCGTGACTATGTGGCACAGTTTACAGATGAGCTTAACAACGCAGGTATCACTGCAGATATATACAGGCAGTACACTGAATGGTTAACTAAAAAGTATCCATTAATAGAAGCTGTTGAGGTGCTTGAAAGACAGCAAAGAATTGTGTACACATTTGAGGCAGTTGACCCTCCTGCAGGATTTACACCTGGCTTCCCGTTAGATGTCTAACTCTTTTTTCATTGACAGGATATTGAACACATAGATGAGAGGTAGTGCTCCTACCTTTTCACTCTTTGTTATATCCCCATTGGTAAGGCCGTAGATGGTTTGTTCCCATGACCACTTAGCAAGCTTCTGCTCCTGCTCTATCTCTTTGACCTCTTCAGGATCTAGCTCCCTGCGTTCCTCCTCACTGAGGTTCTCATCCACTTCACCTGTGAATAGATTTTCATAGTTCTTAAGGAATGTATCCCTGTACTTGAGGAACTCATGCACAATGCCATACACATCTGTGATGGGTAGGTCAAGGAACCGCTCAGCTCTAATGGTGCAGTCAAACTCATACGGCTCAAGGACCTCATCACCCCATTCATTAACCTTGCTTTGCCGGTAGCAGATAGCACATACCTTATCAAGATTAGTGATGTAGTTATCAGTAAAGTAGTAGTCCAGGTCAATGAACTCATAGAGGGTAAGCTTGTTGAATGGTTTGAACTTCATCCCAAGCACCTCATGCTTGTATCTCTTAGATGGTTCAGAGGCACACCATTGATTGGCTTTGACAAGCTCACTCATCTCATCCACATCCATGTCCTCAATGATTTCAATGGGCTCATCTAACAAGATAGAGAGAGCCTCACTATTGTAGTAGTAGGCTCCCTGTGATTTGTCTATCTTACTGAATTCAATGTATTGCTCAAGCGTTACTTGGCTCCACTGATTGGGTAGGTGCATTCTTTACTTGTTTAGCAATTTTCTCTGCAATGAACATGAGATAAGGTAGAGCTATTGATGCGTTAATCTTTCTGATAAGTCTAGATTTCTGCTTGATGTGAGCATCTGCATAGTGCTCAGTGGGTGTAAGGTCCTCCCGTTTGAACATCACCGCTAACATTTCAGAGATATATCCTTTCTCTTTGTGCAGTGCAATCTTCTCAATCATCTTGGTGTCACGTACAGTTAACCTCATTTGTGCCTTGTATAGGTACCCCTCAAGCTCAAGCTCTTCCACTACAGGAAAATCTTTCTGCTCCATTGTGTTAAAGTTTTTAACAATATCAATGAAGTCAGCCACATCATAATCCCAGAACTCAGACTCAGGTATCCCAAGGTAAGCGAACACCTTGAGGTGCTTATCAATGGGGTCAAGGTTAGGATCATTGTTAATATCAGTGATGGCTTCAAATTGCTCAATGCTGAGCTCATCTACTTGGTTAGGGATCTCCCTATTTAAGATAGTTATCATGTTCTAATTTTTGAACAAATATAGAGTTTTTTTAATATAGGTGTATGGCTTCTAAAAACATTCCTACCTACAAGATAACCATTGACCCTGAGTATGCAGAAGATGGTCAGGACCTTGGCATTGAGCAGATAGCTTTCACAGCTACTCCTGCAATCAAAGTAAAGGGTATGGCATTCAGCTCACAGGCTAAGCCTTTGTTTTTCTCAGATGAATTAAAGTACCGTATCACTGCACCTGCTTTGATACCTATGGAAATTTACCGCTTTGATGAGGATAGCAAAGAGGAGTACAATGTCAAGTTTACTAAGGAGGAGATTGAGAAGATACATGGTAAATTCATGCAGCAGATGGTTAACCGAGATTTGTTTAATCTTGAGCATGACCAATCTAAGACTGTACCTGCTTATGTCCTTGAGGCATGGATAGTTGACACTCCAATGGAGGACAAGGCCTATTCATCATTTGGTATTGAAGTACCTGAGGGTACATTGATGGTAACGGCCCAGGTAACTGATAAGGAATACTACGCTGAGCTAGTATCACAGGAGCAGATAGGCTTCTCTATTGAGGGGTACCTTGGCATGAAGTTAAAAGAGCAACAAACAAATAATATAAACATGAACAAGTTACCTGATGGAGAACACACTATCGAGGATAAAATCTACGTTGTAAAAGATGGAGAGATTATTGAGATACGTGAGGTTGAAAAAGTAGAGGCTTCCGAGGAAGTAGCCCTAGAAGATACTGTTGTCGAAGAAGAGACAGTACAAGAAGAGACAATGGCAGTTGACCCTGTGCTTGATGCAGAGGCTATCCTTGCTATCGTTAAGCCTGCAATGGATGAGCACATGAATGCAGTAGTGGCTATGATTGCAGACTTGAGAAACCAAGTTGAAGAGATCCTATCTGCAGAGGTAGAGGATGAGGTGGTGAGTGAGGCTGTGGCCATGAGTGCACAGCAAAGATTTTCTAGTGTAAACAAATTCATAAACAAATAATCATGCGTAAATTAAAATTCGATTTGCAAATCGACCCAACAGCCTTATTGGCTGCAAACCCTGAGGCATTCTATTCTAAGGCATATTTGTCTGAGGATACTGCTGATAACTACCGAGCTTTGCCAGGTATCAAGTACAAAACTAAATTAGCAACTGTTACTTTCGGTAACATCTTACAACCATCTAGCTGTTCTTTCTCAGCTCCTAATGATGACTTAGATGCGAAAGAGATTGACGTTTGTGCATTGTCTGCAATGGCTCAGATTTGTCAGTTTGACTTAGAGCAATCTTTCTTATCTCTTCAAATGAGCAAAGGATCTAACGGAGATTTCTCTGTTCCATCTTTCATGTCTTTCTATTGGGGTGAGATGGCTAACAAAATCAATGGTGACATCGAGTCAATCCGTTGGCAAGGTGACACAGCTTCATTAAACCCTACACTTGCTTTGTGTGATGGTTATGAGAAGTTGTTAGGTGCTCCAGGTTCAGGTGTTATCAATGGTGGTACAGGTGCTATTGCTAACTTTACAGCTCTTGAGGCTGCATTGTCTGCTGCATTTGCTTTACTTCCTGCAACTATTGCTACTCGTACAGCTGACTTAAGATTGTACATGCCTACTCAATTGGTTAACATCTACCGTTTAGGAGTTGCTGCAGGTAACACTCAAGCATACATCACTCAGGATTTGTCTTTGACTTTCTTAGGTATCAAAATCGTAGTTTGTCCAGGTATGTCTAACAACACTTTTGTATGGACTTTGAAAGATAACCTTATCTATGCATTTGATGCTGAGGGTGACTCTTCTGACCTACGTGCTGTTAACTTAGCTGACACTGTAGCTGAGCCTTACATCCGTACACGTGCTAACATGAAAGTTGGTTTTAACTTTGTTAACCCTGCGGAGATCGTATTCTATTCTTAATAATTAATCACGAGCCCTCTACCAAGGGGGCTCTTTAATACTTTTAACCTATGTCTTGTCAAGCTCTTGAAGCCATCTTAAAATCATGCGACAATAACAGTGGTGGTATATACGGTATTTGGATTAACCAACAAGATGAGATAGCTTCTATCACTCCAGCGGACCCATCAGCGGGTACAGGTTGGACTATCACAGCTATCACTCTTCAGACTACTCCTGTATTGTTTGAAAACTACTACATTAAACGCAACACTTCTAACTTCACTGAGGATAGCACTATTGACTTGGTCAATGGTAGCTCTTTTGTGACTCAAACTATTAACCTAATGTTCCACCGCAGAGAGGCTGACAAGTCTCGTGCTATTAAAATCTTAGGTTCAGGACAGCAATACCTAGCTGCAGTAGTATTGGATGCTAATGGTAAGTTTTGGTACTTCCCATACTTACAGGTATCTGCTACAGGTGAGGGTTCAGGAACAGCTCGTGCTGATGGTTCTAAATACTCTGTTACTTTGGTAGCTGAGAATGAGTACCTAGCATACGAGGTTGACCCTACTGCACTTGCTGCAATTGGTATTATCGTATAAAATCCTGCCTCTCTATATTAGAGCCCTGCCACATGGTGGGGCTTTTTTTATGAACATTTGACAAGTCTAATTTAATATAGGTGTGATATACTTAGATCAAGGTGTTATTAATCAGTTTGTATTGACCCTCTCAGAGGTCACTACGGTTACAACACCACACTACTTATTTGTGTTCACCAATGAAATGAATACCACAAGCACACCACAGCTCTTCACATCTGCTGATACAAGTGCTTACCCTGAAAGATACAATCTGTTTACTCTTGATGAGCCTACAGATATAACACTCTTGAAAGGTCAGTACACATACCAGGTATATGAGAGCTCAACTGCATTTGTTTTGCCTTTGACAATAGCACAAACTACAGGAGTAGTTATTGAAGAGGGTAGAATGGTTGTAAGTGGTCCTGCAGGTACATCAATATATGACTAACTATGGCTTGGTACGAAAGACTATTTAACAGCAAACCAAAAGGCCCCGAAATGGTGGAGGGCTATCAATCATTTAGCACCCCATTCCTACCGGTAGGGAGAGGTAACTTGACATTGCCATACATCAATGGCAGATACGTTCAGGAGTCATGGGTGAGATTTGGTGAGGGCAACCTTTATCCTGAAATGCTCAATCAAATGTACTACAGCTCACCCCTACACGGAGCCATTGTGGACTTTAAGACCAACGCTGTGATTGGTGGAGGGTTTAACCTTACCACTGACAAGCTTACACCACAGGAGAAACTAGAGATGTATAGCTTTGAAAAGAAAGCTAACTTAAAACACACTGTTAAGGCTGTTACAAAGCAGTTAATCATCCACAATAGAGTATATTTCAAGCTGTATTTTGGTGAAAAAAGAAAGCTCATTAAGATTGAGAACGTATCACCTGAGAAAGTAAGGGTATCACCATGCAAAAGATACTACTATTTGTCTGATGATTGGAGCACCAGGATAGATACGGAGGTTATTAAGCCTTATCACATCACCTGTACAGATGAAATTCAGCTATATTGCTACGAGGTTAAGTCAGTTGGGCAGGACTACTATCCACTACCTACCTATAC